CCTGCTAAACGCTTGATTTCATCGATTTTCACGACATTCTCTGCGTTACTTTTAGCAGTTTTATCACCAGTCATTGCACTCTTACTTTCAGTCAAATTCTTCTTTCCAGAAGTAGTTTCAACCTTAGCAGTATTGTTCAAAACAGCCGGTAGATATTTATCAAATGCAGTCTTGAGGCGATCAGTCTGCACATTCTCTAGCAATTGTGCCATAACTTGACGTTTGTCTTTGTTAAGCACATCTAGCATTTCACCTAGAACAGCGCGTCTATTCATCTGATCCTTAATAATACGTGCTTCTGTATCTTTGGATTCAACGATAGTGCGAGCCTTAGAAAGAGTTTTCTTAGCTTCAAGAATTTGGTTGTCTTTCTCAGTAAGCTGCTTTTGCATTTTATTAATCATTTGATTTTCGTTCATATGTGTTGCGGCAAACTCAGTAGAGAACGCTTCGAACAACTTACGACCGAACATGTTTTCACGCGCTTGAGAAATATCTTCCTTCAATTGGTTTAATTCAACTTCCAATTTTGAAGAAATTGCTTCTTTAACAAGCTTTGCGCTATTTTTAACGAATTTCTTTTGAACTTCATCAAGCTTATCTTTAGCTTGGGCTACAAGCTTAACCTTAGTCTCAACAAGTTCCTTCTTATCAGTTGCAAATTCAGAAATTTCTTCTGAAAGCTTGCTGATAACAAACTTTTCAAGCTTTTGTACAGATTCTTTTTGAACCTTTCTATCAGAACGTAGTTCCTTGATTTCTTCAGCAAGCTTGGAAGTCATAAACTTCTCGAACTTTGCCATACCTTCTTTCATTGAACGACGGAACTTAACGCGATCTTCTGCAAGAGCACGCTTGTCTTCCATAAATTCTTTGATTTCGGCAGTCAGGCTTTCAGTAACCATTTTATCTAGGGACTCAACCATAACAGACCTATCGTGGTCGTAGCGACGCGCAAATTCCTCTCGGAGTTCTGCACGCACTTGTTCCTTAGCTTCGTTTAGTTTTGCTTCCCAGGCTTCTGATAGAGCGATCTTAGTGTCCTCAGTAATGATTCCACTGTCAAGCAATGCTTTTAATGCATCAGTGCTCATACTCTATTCTCCTTAAATTTACTACAATTTTTCATTAGAGTTTCAACTCTCTAATAAGTTTCAACATTTGCTCTTTGAGATATTGTTGAGCCTTTGCGTCGCCACTTACTTCTTTTGCAATCTCAATCACTCTGTGCCCATACTGCAAGTTCATTATACCTTCATAAATTGCAGTTGGATATGCGTTGGGCGCGCTGGGTTGGGCAACAATATCAACTGTTACAATCTCAAAATCGCTAACATCACCAGTCGATTCGCTTACATTGCCGCTACCTCTTGAACTAACACCTAGCTTGACACCGCTTGAAAGTAGCGTCTTTGCAATGTTACCCATTGGGGTATCAACAATCTTAAGCTTACCGAAACCGTTAGGGCCATCCATCCACATTTCTGTGATACAATGGCTTACGCGATCTAAATTGATTTTCAAGTCATCTGGGTGATCTAACTCACCCAGGACTGGAATATCTTTGCGTAGAGACTCATTAAGAGTATCTACAGCATTTTTAATTTCGTGTACTGGATATACACGCTTGTTAGCGTTTCTGACTCCACCCTGAACAAAAATACCCTTCATATACAAATGCTTACCTTCCTTATCAGATTCAGTAATGATTTGCGCGTCGTTAAACGTTAGGTTTTCTCTTAGTAGAGCCATTATGCTTCCTTATTTCTTGCCAGACTTGTTGCCGTTCAGACCCTTGCCGTTGATTTCAGAATCTTTATTGATCTTAACCGACTTGCCATTGCCTGCTTCTTTACCAGTCTCTTTCTTATCGCCTGGATCTTTAGCCTTGCCCCACCATTGCTTGCCTGCGTCACCGCCTGGCACATTTGCAAATTTACCTGCATGTGGCAAATCACTTGGCTTCTTAGCATTAGTCTTTGGTGAAGTACCATCAGGTGCTTTTTCAGAGCCACCCTTAGCGATATTAGCAGTAGTTCCGCCCATATCATTCTTACCAGCAACAATACCTTTCTTATTCACACCAACTGAAGTTCCTTTAGAACCTACTTCGTGACCTTCAGACTTGTTAGATGGAAGAGAAACTTTTTCAACATACTCACGCATGAATTCAAAATCTTCTTCTAAATCTTTACCTGATCCGGATCCGGAACCTGAATCAAATTCTTTACTTTCGAAACTATGTTCTTCTTCACCATCACCAAAATCTTCGTGATCGTCATCGCCCATACCTTCTTCGCCATCCATGCCGTCTGAGCCCATATCTCCGCCCATTTCGCCATTCATGTCGCCACCTTCTTCTTCGCCACCCATCAAGCGATCAAATTCAGCCTTAAGATCGTCAAGCGCATCTTCTAGATCGACAACACGATTTTCTAGGCCGCCTTCTTCGCCGCCCATTGAACCGTCAGCATCAAAGTCATGATCCATTTCGTCACCGCCGAAATCATCACCTTCTTCATCGCCACCGAAGTCATCTCCAGCGAATTCGTCGCCGTCACCTAGTTCGTCACCTTCTTCATTCATGCCGTTTTCGTCAGCTTCGATTTCGTGCATCAAGCCAGAAACCTTGTCGCCACCAAAATCTTCTTCATCCATGATAGATTCATAAATTTGACGAGACTTTTCTACAACGATCTTGTGGAAGAGTTCGCTTGCTTTTGCATGATCTTCATTGATGATAAATTCAATCAATTTTTCATAATTGTTCATACTCGTTTCTCCTTTGAAACAGCTTTTGCAATAATATTTAATACAGATATAAAAAAACAGGCAATTATGCCTGTTTTTTCGTTAAAAAATTTTAATTAGATGCCCAAACCGCCTAATTCTCCGCCTTGTGCAGCAGAAGCGCCATATTGTGTCTGAACTTTTTTGACTTTCTTAGCTAATTCTAACTTTCGAATATCATTCATAATTCGCATACGTTTGATTTGTCTAAGAGTCAATTTGGTTTTACGTAGGTCGTTAAGCTTTAGAGAAGAATTATCTTCTTTCTCATTAGCATACCCTAGTGGAGCTTTGTCAAACATTTCGTCAAGTCGCATGTAATTATTTATCCGCTAAATAATATTTATGCGACTAAATGAATTTATCAAAGACCTTTCTACGTCTGAAAAACATTCCTATGCAGAGGAAATTTGGCAACTAATTAATCACACCTATAAAGATTTAGGTTTATACGGTGCATCTCTTTCTAACTTATTGCAAACTGCAGGAAAATGGAAAGTAGAAGTTAGCCAAGACAATCATATTATAGCAGGTGCATTATTCAGAAACCTTAAAGGTAATAAATTAAGATTAGTATTTCATAATGGTTCTTCTGAAGGCAAATTAGCACTTAAACGTATCATGAAAGAAACACTAATTAATGGCAATGGTTATTGGGGAGAAATTTCTGGGCCGCTAGAACAATCCATAATTAAACTAGGCGCAAAGCCCGTCCCTAGTAAATTTGCAGAAGAGATTTTAGATCTTCCTATAGATCAATATGAAAAAGATGGCATTCACTATTATAGAAATATTGAAGGCCATCTTAAGATAGAAGCTATTTACGGCAAACCTATATTTTAAATTCCGCCGCCTGCACCACTTGAGCCAGCTGCATTAGGCGCAGCAGGTTGTCCTGGAGTAGCAATACCTGCTTGACCCTCAATACCGCCAGGCTCCATTCCCATATCACCTTCAAGACCACCCAATCCTTCAAGATCAGTTGAAATACCACCTGGGGTAATACCTGCGCTACGGAAGTTTGTATCTTCTTCATCACCCTCAGCATCGCGTGTTCCATGCTCTTCGGCCCATAACTTGTCATTTTCAGCCATTTCTTCTTCAGTCAAGCCTAGATAACGAGTCAATAAAAATCTCTTGCTCAAATAAGGGATAGCCTCTAACTGAGTAAATGTTGAAATACGGGTGTTATCAATTTCTGCTTGACGATTCTTAGAAAAGTTCTGAGGTTCATTGAAGTAAAGTTTAAACAAACTACTATCGATGTTAAATCCTCTCCAACGCAAGAACATTTTAAATTCACGATCTAGAACGTCAGAGATAATGTTCTGCAAACGCTTACAATATTGATTGAAACGCCATTCTTGAATCAATGCTACACCAACTTTACCGTCGTTAACAGTGTTAGTACCGTCTTCTGGGCCTGTTGGCAAATAAGATGAAGGAATACGCAATCCTCTCATTAGACGATTATTGAAATATTTCAAATCATCAATTTCACCTAGATTTTGGCCTCCAGGAAGAATTTCTACTCGACTGCCTTTACCTGCTGAATTTACAGGGAAAAAGAAATCTTCATTCATTGACAATGGATTATATGACGCATCTAGAACGTTTGCCCCACCCCCCGTTTGAGATGGAATACGTCTTTGGTGAATTTCATTCTTAGTTCGTTCTAAGAAAGCCATTGCTAAGTGAGCAGGCATATCACCCACATCGACATAAAATACTCTACGTTCTGGGGCGCGCTGAATACGATAGATCAAAATTGCATCTTCAAGCAATTCTTTCTGCTTAAAGACTTTAAAGATATTTTCTAGAACGCTATTACCGAAAGGCCAGTTAATATCAAGTCCTTCGGTCAATGATAAATGGACGATATGTTCAGCTTCAATAGCATCTTCATTAAGCTTATGATCGAAACGTGATCCACCTGCATATGGGGTGTTAGGCTGACTATATGATCCACTGGGACCGCCCACTTGAGGGTGATTTGTTGCAACGTCACTGACATTAACTTGTGTAACCGTTAGGTTCTGCAAATTGACGTTGATATCTTTAATAACATACTGTTCTGGTTCTTTACCTTCACTTTCATTTACAATGACCTTTACAACTTTGGACATATCTACCCAACTAAGTTGAAATGTCTCTGGGTCACGAATGAATACTTGATCGCCATATTTGATAGTATTACGAAATACTTTAAAAATTCTTTTGTCAAATTGATTAATGTTATACCATTGTTGCAATTGACCTTTTATAATTTCAACTTCACTATCTGTAGGGGTTTCATGATACTCAACCCTAAATGCGGTATTGTTTTCTATGTTAAGTTGAGTAGAGAAATCAGCAATAATATCCAAACAACCGTTGATTTCTGCATCACCGTCCATCTGTTCATACTGATTGTAACGTTCAACACGGTTCGGATGCCCGATATATACATCAGGCAACTGACTTTGATAGTTGTGATATGCTGGTTGTGCTTTTTGGGCGCTAGCCATGGGACTAGCAGACCCATATACATTCGCCGACTTAAAATGTTTTTGCCACTTTGCCATTGTTTGGGACCATTATATGTGTCTATTATTTATGATTTTAGTAACTCGTTTTGTAAATCTTAGACAGCAACTCATTGTTTAGAGTCATCTGATCTACCAAATTTTTTAGTAAATTATTTTGTGCATTGGACATTCCTGCATTTTGCTTAGAATAATAATTACCATCTTCTTGAGTGTTCAATAATGCTTGCAATGTAGCTAACATTTTTTCATCTACTAAATCATTTCTATGTTCAGCATTTGAGTTTCTAGTCTCATTATCTCGCTTTAAATCGTCTGTGTTGATATCGACTGGGATAGAACGTCCATCCGGAAGCGGAACAATTGCTTCAGTGCCATGTAGAGTGGTAGTAAATCCGCTAGTGGGGCCAGACGCAATACCGCCCATAGCATATCCGATCGGAACATCTACAGGCGCAGCGCCTGTACCACCAGTATTTCCGGCAGCAATATTTGCTTTTTCATTAGTAGAAAAATAATTCTTTAAAGTCGTTAATAACTGATCAAACAGCCCTGTAGTTTTGTCAGTTGGAGTATTCTCTGCTACACTGTTTTTTGCATTATCACCAAAATGTTTCTTGGATTCGTCTAACAAAGGCTTTAACCAAGTAAGAGTATCATGAATCATATTAGAGTATTCTTTTACTGCTCCAGTGGCGTCCGTTTCAATCATTGATTTAAATTGCAAAACACTTTTTGACAATTCTGCAAACTGTTTTGTCATAGGATCAGTCTTCTCAGTCAAATCATTCGCTGCTTTGGCTGCTGCACCTATACCACTTTTAGTAAAGTTTTGCAAATCTGTTTGCATCTGTCCAATTGAAGCACTAACTTCTCCCGCCTTACCACCAACACCAACAAAGCCAGCTATAGCTTCAGGTATTGCCCTAGGGTCCGTTTTTAATGAATCTCTAGCATCTGCATACAGTCCTACAACATTTTTAGAAGCTTCGGCTGCACTGACAGATGAATCATTTAAAACATTTGTTGAATACGCGACAGCATTGGCAACTTGAGTATTTTGTGCTGCTAATACTGCCATACCGCCTGTTATTGTTTTACCAAATATCAGATATTCCTCAGCAGCTTGTTGTTGTGCCTCAGGAAGAACACTCATCATTTGATTGAATTTTTTAGCCGCCTCCGGGCCCTGCTCAGCCAATTTTGCCTGAACAGCAATATTCAACTGCGCTTTTTGTTGTGCTTCTATTTGTTGTTTTGCAGTTCTACCAGTTATGTCTGATATTACCTTCAAGCTCTTTGCATATTCATAACTTTGCTGGGCGATTTGATCACCACTCATTTTTTGAATATTCGTGGTCTTAGACAAGTTAGCCATTGATGCTGCAACAATATCTGCTTGATCTTGGAAATTATATCCTAAGGCAAACAATTTATCGCTAT